ATCGGTCAGCATTGCATATTCTTTCTGCATATGTGCCACCGGCATAATAATCCTATGGTAACCTACTCCGCTTTGTGGTGATGTTATTCCGAGTATTCGCATTTTATTTTTTTAGCATCATCAATATCTAAACAACCTATTAGCTTATCTATGTTGCTTCTATTATCAAACTCACTTGTCATTGGTAAACTTGAAAGAACCCAATTAGGTTCTTTTATTTTATGTAAGTCAAAAGAATATATTGCTAAAGGTGTTGAACATATATACCTTACATTTTTATTCTTTATCAATGAATCGTATTTAATTTTCTCAATCAGTAATTTATTGTAATGTTTATTCCTGCACTTTAACTCTATTGATAAATCATAATGTTTTGAATATGCATCCTTTGGATTAAATTGGTCAGTCTTTACCAAATCTGGTATGTACTTTTTTATAATCTCAAAAAGTTCTGCTTCATTCATTTCTTAGGTCTGCCCCTCTTTTTAATTATAATTTCTACAGACTGTGTTAACTGCTGTACTTGTTCCTGTGGTAAACTTAGATAGTATGCATAAAGTCTTTTTATTAAATCCATAACGCAGGAACTGCACCACTTAGTAAGCACGAAGGATGGGTCTATATTGGCTCTGTAAATATGCTCATACATCTGCAATAGTTCTAAGTCAAGGTTTCTGATATAACCGCTTTGAGCCATATTGTAATTGGCTATATTGCTTTCTAAATAATCAAGGTGTTCTTGTTTCATTTAAAGTTTTTTTGAGAAAAGTATTTCCAAATAAATTCCATAGCCTGTCTACCTATTGGTGCAAGTACACCAGATACAAACATTACAAAAGCTATTTCAGTAACTATAGTAGGTAATAAATATAAAGCTAATGCAGTCCAAGCAGCAAGACAAGAACCACAGTTAAATGGCTTAAAGTCTAACTTCCATTTAACATTAAATCTATGTATCTCTACAAAAAACAAAGCAAAGCAGATAGCAGTAATTATAATCATTGTCGTATTTTTTTCTTTAATTCTCTTTTTGTATCGTTTAAACTTCTGATAATAGATTGATATGGTATGCCTGTCTGTCTGCTCAACTCTTTTGCATTCTTGTTAAATTCAAAAGTGTAAAGATTTAATATAGTTTTATTATACCAATAAAGACCTTCAATGTGTTCAAGCATTATCTGTGTTACATCTGACTGCTCATTCTCCTGTATTTCAATAGGTATATATTCTTGGTAGTTCCTGTAGTTCTTATAAAATTTGCTCTTAGAACTCCGGACCATATTAATCATAACCCGAACCATATAAAACTTTAATTGATTCTTTTTGTAAAGTTCAATCAGTTTACTTTCATCAAGTTCAGCTACCACTAAAAACAATTCACTCTTTAAATCTTCCTGCATCTCAACCGGATGCATCTTCTTAATTGCATCATCTACATCTTTGCTGTGCCAAAGTTCTTCTATTATTAAATTCCTGTCCAACTTCTTAGTATTGGTAAACCTTCCACTTCAGTAGCTATGTATGCCAATCCTTTGCAATCTACAATATCATCTAATCTTTGCTTCTGATAAACACTTAATTTATCTCCAGAAGTTTTAACCTCAATAGCTACATACTGCCCTTCTTCTGTGTAACCTTGCAGGTCTGACCAACCTCTTTCAATAGTTCCCTTTCTTCTGTGTACAGGAATATTGTTAACACGATTTAATCTACAGCCTTCATCTTCTAATTGTTTCTTTGCCCATTTCGTAATTTCGGATGCTGTCATATTTACAAAGTTAGTGTAATTTAGCGTTGCCTATACCTAATTTCTTTATCTTCTCCAAATATAAGACAAAGTCCATTGCTTCTTCCTGTGCGTGTGTTAGCCATTCATCTAATGTTAATAGGTTCTGGTCAAGCGTTGTGCCATACTTTTGTATGCCTAATTCAGACCTCTGATTAAACTTATCTATAACTGATTGAACTATTTTATCTTCCATTTTTAATTATTTGTTACAAAATATGCCTGAATTTTTCTGAAATTTAATGCATTATATTGCTCTTTCTACGTTAACGTGGTATATACTGCACATTATCGTTGGTAAAAGTGCTTTATATTGCACATTAATTGTCCTGTTTTTTGCACAATAAACTTGACATCTTTACCGTGCATAATCTTGTTCATTGCCATAATTCTCACAATCGTTTATGTGGTTGCACTGTGCATCCGTATATCCTGCGTTGTAATCTTTATTTCTTTGCTCTTTCTCCATTGCTTTGGCTTGTTTAAAAACATTTACATTATGGGAAAAATCTTTTTCACTAAAAGGATTTCCGATTAAATTATCTTCCAACCATTCTACTGCTGTTTGTTCTTTCATAATTATTTGTTTTTAAAAGAAAAATGGGTCATCATCTTTATGCTGTTTTGCTATAAAATATGCTAATATAAGTGCACTAATTAATATAGAGAAGAATATTATCTTACACATAGTTATTTATTTTTAATTTCATCACTTATTTCAAATATTGCAATATCCCAAGAATCTTGGTGATAAGTTAATGCGATTGCCAATCTTCTATAAACATCTAGTAAGTCTTTAATATCTCCTACTTGTTCTTCAATCATTACTGACATATCATTTGTTTCAATAGTTATTTTCATTGTTGTTAAATATTATTCTTCTATTGTTTCAAAATCGCAATGCTCTAAACATTCTGGACAGATACCGATTTCAGTAAAGTCAGTTTCTGCACCGCAGCAAGTTGTTATTTTCATAAGTTACTATTTTTATCGCACCAATTATTTAATTCGTTACCTGCCCATATTAAGGCAATAAATAAAACTGCTATTAAAATTAAAGTTAAATTATTCATATTATAGTTTTAAAGTATTCTGCTAATGCTATCCTTCTACAAGTTAGTTCCATTTGTTCTTCATCCTGTAAAATCTTTTTAATTTCTTTTCTACTAACATTATCTGTAATTCTTCTCTTTAATTCTATCTCTGCCTGTAAAACAATATCTTCTGCATCAAAGTTTATTAGTCCTCTTTTGTGCAGGATATTAAAAACTTTAAGGCTCATAAATATTTGGTCAAACTGCCTTGTTTTTTTGTAGCTATCCAATGACATCTGTATTAATTCATCTTCATCTACATTTGGTACAGGTAATTCTTTTATTACTTCTTTAACCTCGTATATCTGTTTTGCTGCCCATCTTGCATAAGATGACATCATTCTTGAAAAGTAAAGCACAGAAAAGTTTTGGTAAGTTTCTGCTTCAGTATCTAACTTGTTTGTAGCTGCTAACTCAAAAGCTAAAGATAATTCTCCTATTGGAAGGTATGTAAATTCTTGGCGAATCATCTGGACCATATAGGTAAGTTCAAATTCAGTAGGTAGCTTTTCAGCTTTAATGCCTAACAGAATCATTCCCTTATTTACTATCCCAATGATGTCTGCAATTGTAGCATCTATTATTTTAGATGTTTTCTTTGCGTTGCTGAATCTGGTTGTCAATTTCTCTTGCCCATTCTGAATTAACGATGTTGTCAAATTTTGATTTGTAAGCGTCAAGTTTGTCATTTGTAGTGGTTTTAGTAAAGTTATTGTTATTTATCCAATTAGCTAACATTTTTTGTTTCCAATTTTTTACCTTATTTCCTTTGCTATCTGTCCAATTACCTGCTTCGTAATATTCAAAGGCTTTCTTTGCCCTATCTTCTGTACTACCTTTCTCTAAAAAATAACTAATAACTTCAGATTGTAAGGGCTTTTGTATACTATTAGTCTTTTGTAATAAATTAGTATTTAGTAATACATTAGTCTTTAGTATAGGGGCATTTTCACCGACATCGGTAAAACCCGAACTCGGTAAATCCCGAACTCGGTCAATTCCACTATCGGTAGATATATCATAGACCACGTGATTCCAACCTTTAAACTTACCTGTAGTTAAATCGTGTACTTTAAAACTTACTATATATCCTTTCTGCTGAAGACCTCTAAAGCATTTATCTATAGTTCCTTTCTTATCGGGCAAACTATTGTAAAGGTTCTGTCTGTATAAAACCCAATCAGAAGGTAGGCTTAACAAGTAGCTTAAAAGACCTTTTTCTTCAAGTGTTAAATTCTTAGACTTAATAATATCATTTGGTAGGGTAGTAAACCTTTCAGTAGTTTTACTTTTTATTATCTGTCCTGTATTCATAAAATAAAAAATCCTAAAAGGGTTTGGTGTGTCAGCACCGCCCCCTAATAGGAAAAATAAAAGTTTTTAAATATGAAGTCTGACACCTTCATAACACGAAGATAAAACTAATTTTCTAATTCAAGTTCAATTTTATCAACTTTTTCTTTAAAGTCTGGGTATATCTGCATAAAAGACAGAACTTTATCTTTTGCTGCTATAACTGTAGTGTGGTTGTTCCTGCCTGTAGCTAAAGCTATTTCAGTTAAATTAAGTTTAGTGTACTTATTTAAAAGATACATAGCTACTGCTCTGGCATCAGATACCTGCTTATTCTTTACAGATACAGTACATATCGTTTCAAACTCTTTATTTACAGCATCTATAATCCTGTCAGAATGTTTGCTAATATGTGCAGACTTTAGCTTTACAGGTTCATCTTTTAAAAGCATTTCTATTTTCTTCATTAATGCTAACTGTGATTTCATTAATGACTTTAAGGTTACAAGTTGAGTATTCATAATTAAAATGGTAAATCTTCTTTTGGTTTTTGTTGTTTGTCAAAGACAGAGTAAATAAGGTTATCAAATTTGTCCTTCTTTTTGCTTTCAAAGGCTACATACTTTTTATATGTTCCATCTGGTTGCTTAATTGATAAACTAAAATAACCTTTAACTGTCTTGCTTAAATAAATGCCTTCAGCAAATTTCTGTTGTGTCTGTTCCATTGTGTATTTGATTTAAATATTTTGCTTCCTTAGTTGGGTTTAATTCCCATTCGTTTACTAATTTTTTAATCTCTGCAAATCTATCTTCATCGTACCAAATATTGTGATAAATTTTTGCAATAAAGACCATTCGTTCTTGTGGGGGTAAATCTTGGTAAGTGTTCATAGGATTTGCATTTTAGCTTTCTCAAAAGAAAGTATTGAACGTATAGCATCAATCTGGTGTACCGATGCAGAGCAGCATTTATCAAACCCTATTTTAAGCCTGTTCCAATCCTTACCCTTAGCCTTTACCATCATATTAAATGTGGAAGCAGAGTATTTATCCAGAAGTTCTATGTTAGTCTGACATTCGATATCTACTACTTCATCTATTTTATATGATACATCAGTAAGGTATTGTCCTGCCCTTGTCATTAGGATTCCTAACTTATCTAACCTGTCAATCATACCATCTATTTCCTTTGGCATTGCCTGTGAAAGATAGTTAATCATCTTCTCATAGCTTTCATTATAGTATGCTAATTCTCTCATATCCCTTTAGATTTTAAAGTTTTTTTAATATCGGATTGGTTGTAAGCCATACCCATTGCAATCCTGTCTTTATCTTCAATCTGATTCATCTGAAGATTTGCTAAAGCCTTCTCATAGTCAGCCTTTGAAAGCAGGTTATTAATCCTGTGTGCTAAAGTTTCTTTTTGCCTTTCTTCGTAGGTTGTATTTTCAAGAAGGGTTATAAGGTAAAGTCTTGATTCTTCGCCTACTTCATCCCTGTTTAAAGCCTTGTTAACTTCGTCAGCAGAAGCAATACCGCCATCAATACCTATACCTGCCATAGCACAGGCACGACCTACTGCTGATGTTTCTGCGTTTTCTAAGGCAGAACTAAAATTAACTTCTTTGTAATTCTCTGATTCAATTTCTTGGGCAAGTCCTGTGTAAGTGCATTCAACCCCATCGCGAAATAAAGATAGTGATGCTTTTACTACCCACATTTTCCTTTCTGGGTAATAAGTAAAATCTGATTTGATGCTGTACTGATAATTGGCTGCAATGTGCTTCAGTCGCTCGTTGACTGTAACATAGGGCTTCCCCTTAATGTTTACTGTGTTCATTGTAGATGGTTTTAATGAACAACGAATATAAACCTATTTTCTTAAATAAAAAAATAAAAAAAACCCCCACCTAAAAAGGCAGGAGTTTAAACCATCTACTTAACTTGAAGAACAAAAATAATGTTAATAGTCCTGTAAGTACAAAAAATCTCCTTTTATACTTTTGAACAATTTGTAGTTTCTTTTCTAAATTACTAATTTTTTTAGCATTGTCTGCAATACTATTTTGCAGTTTAATTATCTCTTTATCTTTAGCTTTTAATTCTTTACTGCACTGCTCTTTAACTAAATGCGTTTTAGCGGTGTTTTCAGCCGTTATACGGACTTCTTTTGTCTTAGTAATAACTTGGGTAGGTGGACAAACTACATAGGCTGTATCGGTCTTATTTAGCCTTATGGTATCGCCTTTGATATTTAGCGTATCTACTAAAACTATTTCTCTTATTTCTTCCTTCACAGGATAGCGTTCTGCACAAACTTTTGCAAGTTTTGATACAGGAACGCATCCTATAAAGATTAGACTAATCAGCAGATACTTCATCTTTCTTTAGTTCTTCGCCAATGGCTTGATTAGTTTCTTGTAGTTTCTTTTGCAGATATTCAATCTGGGCTAAAATGTCGTAGGCTTGTGCCTTTAATTCTGTTAGGTTCATAAAAATTAATTTAGACAAATATACTAATTATTCAGAAATTGGTAGTATATCTTCGTTTATTTCTTCAATAATTTCTGGTTGTGCATCTTTTACTATCCAAGGGGCAGCAGCAAGAATGTTATCAATAAGAACTTGGTCAGAGGTTGTCCATTGTGCCAAAACTTCTTGGCTAAATGTGTAATTACCATCTTTAAGATTAGTTCCTTTGTCATCTTGGATTGCCCAATAAGACCATCCGCTTGGATACTGAACATAAAAATACCCTTTGTTAGCTTCTACATTAATGAATGGAAGTACAGGGTTTAATTGAAATTCAATGTTTGTCATTATTATCTGTTTTTAAGTTGCTCTATTTGTATCTGTTGCTCTTGTATTGCTTTAACCAATAGTGGTATCAAGTTTTGATAAGCTACATTATAATGCTCGTTGCCCATCTTTACAATACCATCAAGATAAACTTCATCTTTAAGTACATTAATAAGTTGCTGTGCTATGAATCCTGTCTGTATTGATTGGTCTTTGCTGTAGTCAGGCTTATAAGTAAATGTCTTAGGCTGAATCTTTAACACTAAATCAAGGGCGTTGTTTATATCTGTAATGTTATCTTTTAAGTTAATATCAGAACCATTAACATAAGCACCCGCACCCCATACTCCTGTTCCGTTACATTGTAGATTATATGCTCCATTGTCTGTGTTGCCTACAAGTATTTCACCACCTCCTGTAACACGAAGCCTTTCAATGTTATTAGTTGTAAAGGTTATTGGGTTGTTACCGCTTTGGTAAATATTTGTAGCATTTAGTGCGAACTCTATATACGAGTCAGAAAATCCTCCACCTGTTTCGCCAAATATAATCCTTCCTCCTCTGCTACTATTAGCACCTACTTCAAACCTAAAATAATCAGTATAACCACTTGCACTACTATATACTTCTTGAGAAAGTAGTGTTGATTTTGTTGTAGAGTTGGTGTTAAGTCGTATATGAAGCGGATAAGAAGGTGTTATGCCAACTCCTAAACTACCGCTAACGTATCCATTTCCACTAACCTGCAACCTATCTGTTCCGTTGTCTGTTGTTGTGCCGATGAGTACGTTACCGCCGCTTGTGATACGCATCTTTTCGGTAGAATTTGTACCAAATACAAGAGGTAATGCAGTACGAGTTTCAATCGTAGTATCTGAAGAAGATGAAGCAATCCTTGCACGACTAACACCTGCCGATGCCATCTCTAAGTTAGACTGAACACTTCCATTGATTGTTAAAACAGTTCCTGTAACTGAACCTATGTTTGGACTTGCAGTACCTATACCTACGTTACCATCACCTGTTATACGCATACGTTCAACAGCAGATGTAGATGTAACGTCAGGGCCGGGGTTTGTTGAAAATGACAAATCTGTTCTACTATACCAAAATGACCCTGTAGATATTGCTCTAATAGTTGCAGCACCAACATCAGGACTTGTAAAGTAACCTCTGTTACCAAGAAATAAAGTAGCAGATGTAGAATTTGCACTTTGATTCCCATTAGCCGTAGCTAAATTACCATTAGCATATACAAATCCACCCGTTGTTACACTACTTGAGAATGTGGCTGCACTTGTGTTAAATAATATAGGTTTATATGCAACACCATATTCAAGAGCAGTAAAATAAAAATTATCATTAGTATCGTTATATCCAAATATTGCGCCTTTTGTATTTGCCGTATTGTTTACATAGAAAGATGAATTATTAAAATTTATACCTGAGCTACTTAAAGATGTTCCAATTCTCCCACTAAATGTGGCACTTGTTCCTGTCAATGCCCCACTAAACCTTCCTGTACCATTAACATCAAGTTTATATCCTGCATCTGTTGTTGTGCCGACTAATAAATTTCCACCACCTGACTGCATTGCAATCGCATACGCACCTACTCCTGCGTGAGCCCCTTGAATAACAGTTGGAGTTGTTGTTGATGACGGTGTGATAGAAATATATTTTACACCAACAGTTCCACTTGCTCCAATAAGTAATGAGCCACTTGCATCCAAAATCATTGCTGTGGTAAAGGTTATAGCGTTACCTGCCGTTCCTGATGGGGCGGTATACCAAGCGTGAGCACCACTAATTTGTTGATAGTAACTTGCAGCATTAGTTGATGCGTACTTGAACCCACCGCCATCGTAATAAACATTCTGCAATACATTAAATTGAGTTGCGTTTACACCCCAAACTGAATTACCTATGTTTCCAATTTCAATAGCTTTACCTAAACTCCACGCACTCGGTGTAACTCCTAAGCTGAGGTTACCTGAGGAATTGATAGTTAGATAAGTAGAGCCACCTGCTGAACTTCTAAAGAAATGACTAGTATTATCGTAATAGTTAGCAGGGTCTCCTGTACCTCCTAAATAAATTCCAACGCCTCCGCTTCTTCTATATAATTCAGTATAATTTGTTGATTGAGTTAATAATGGAGTAGCAGAACTTCCTGCGTTAATAGCTAAATTTCCTAATGAACCAACATTTATATTTCCTGCAACAGTTATTATAGTACCACTTTCGCTAATAATACTATCCCCTATCGCACTTGCACCTGTAAACTTAGGTAGGTAGTTTGTAGTGCCTGTGCCTGTAACAGGGTTAGTTAATGCGTTCTGTTTGCCATTAAACGTAGTCCAATCTGTGCTACTAAGCAATCCGTTCTGTGAGCCACTTGCAGTTGCAATAGCTAATGTTATCGTGCCACTTGTTGTTACAGGAGTTGAACCAATCGTTACCCCACTTGTTACACTTGATAATCCTACACTTGTAACTGTACCTACGCTAAATGTTCTGTCTGCACTTAAATCTTGGGCAGTACCATTAATAGTTATTGACCTTGTTGTAGGCACACCACCCAATCCGCTTAGTGTGTATGTAGGTACGTTCAAAACACCTGTAGTGCTATTGTAAGTAGATGCACCACTTGCCCCCGATACTGTTAAACTAACCGCTGCCCTTGCAAGAGCATCTGTGTACTGAGTAATAGTTGATGCAACCGTAAAGGATGGGTATGTACCCGATACACTTATTCCACTACCTGCTGTTATGCTTACAGTTTGGTCTGGGGATGAGTTGGTTATTACACCCGTTGTGCTATTGTAACTTATGCCCGTTCCTGCACTTAATGCCGACCTTGCCCTTGCATCTGTAAAATATAATTGAGAAGGTCTGCTCGGTAGCGAACCCGTTCCCTCTAAAACATCTCCCGTAACCAAAGAAACTGCACCCGTGTAACCATTAACAGAACTTACTGCATCTGTATTATCTACCTTATCCCATACCGTGCCGTTAAATATAATCCAATCGCCAATCTTCCAATCAGTAATACCATCTATATTGGTAGAACCTGCCGTACTCACAACATAATAATCACCCTTGTTGCCTGTTCCGCTAACAATCGTAGGACTGTTCGTTGATGCGTTCCAAGTGCCATCATAATTTACACCACCTACTAATGCAGATATTTGATTCTGTACCTTGCCGAAAGCAACCAAGACATCATCCGTTGCAGCTATTGTGCCACCAGATGCAAGGTTTAATCCTGTTAACAAAGTAGTCCTAACCCTATCGCCTGTAAAGTAAAGATTAGTATTTTCCGGTACTGCTAATGTATCTAATGTTTGAAAGGTCTTATCGCCCCTAAAATATTGTAATGTTGTACCTGCCGTAATTGCACCCTCTTTGCTGTTAAACGTACTCCAATCTGCACTACTTAATGCACCACGATTTGTAGCTGATGCAGTAGGTAGGTTAAATGTATGTATATCTGTTAAAGAACTAATTGCAAAATCAGTTCCTGCTGTTCCTACAGCAAGATATTGGGTGTTAGCAGTGAGTCCGTTTAGTGCTGCAATACCACCTGCAAAGGTTGTGATTATCTCGCAGAGATGACTATTCTCTGTATGTAATCTTGCTGTTCTGCCGCCGCTATTATCTACTATATAAACCCTAATAGCTAACCTGTCAGAAGTTAATAACACTGTTTCCGGCACTGCTAAAGAAGTGAGGTATAAATCTATTGTAGTGCCTCCTGTAATTTCTTCAGCTACAGCAGATGAACTTGCAATGCTTGTGAAAGTTGTACCATCATATTTTAATAGTTCAACATAAAATTTAGCATTGCCACCACTCGAACTCATATTAAAATACATCTCAAAGTTCCACGCACCGCCCGGAATCAATAACCTATTTGGATTAGCTACATCAGTTAAGAACTGTGCAATCAATCCATTTCCAACTAAAGCAAAATCTGTTCCTGCACCAATGACAGCACTATTTGACATCTGCTGATATCCTGCAACACTTGCTGCAACACTACCATTTAAATAATAATTAACAGAAGAACCACCACTTGAACCACTTGGTAAGGTTGCTAATTGACCATCTCCACGAATATATTGAGAAGAAGTACCGACTGCTGTTACCGCTAAAGTACCGCTTGATGTAATTGGTGTATTGGAAACAGAAAAAGCTACAGGCATTGAAAGACCTACAGAAGTAACTGTTCCTACAGACCAACTTCTATTTGCACTTAAATCATAAGTAGTTCCATTGATGGTTAATGTAGTTGCCGTTGTAACATAATTACCTTCTGCTTCATATTGAGGAACATTTAATGTGTTACCTATTAAGGTTGCAGCACCACTTGTTCCTGTTGTAGTTAGCGTTAAAGCACCTTGCTTACCATTAAAAGTAGTCCAATCTGTAGAACTCAAATAACCATCTCCACTTGCACTTGATTGCGTTATGCCAATAGTACCAGATGCAGTTATTGTGCCACCTGTAATTGGTGCTGATGTTGCAATACTTGTAACTGTTCCTACATTTGAATCAACACTATTAATTGTGAATGAAGGATAAGTGCCACTTATTGATGTTGTGCCTGTACCCGTTAAGCTAACTATTTGGTCTGGGGCAGTATTTGTAACCGTTATATTTCCGCTTGATGTAACCGGACCTCCACTTACTGCAATACCTGTACCAGAAATTAAACCTACTGAAGTAACCGTTCCATCGAATTGGTCTTCGCTGTTAATAGTAAAGTTAGGGTAAGTTCCCGATATGCTCGTAGTACCCGTACCCGTTAAAGAAACAACTTGGTCCGGTGCAGTATTAGTAATTAATAAAGTTCCAGATGAAGTAATTGGTCCACCGCTTACACTTATTCCACTAACACCAGAAGCATTAATACTTGTAACTGTTCCCACCCCTGCGTTAATCCAAAGAGTATCGTAATTGGTAGAAGAATTTTTGGCAAGTATCTGACCTGCTGTTCCACCTACCGCAATTCCAGGACCGGCAGGACCTTGTGGACCGGGTAGGCCTGTTTGTGCTACTACTATAATAGCATCGGTAACATTTACCTCAATAGGGTTTTCAGTAATATTAATGTCAACCTGCTGTTCTGTAGGTGTTACCTCAACTATATTATCTGTAATGTTTATTTCTATACTCATTGTGCTTGATTGATGTTTTCATAAACGATAAAATCTCCCCATAAGTAAGTCTTTATCGTTCCATCAGCATAAGTAATTTTTAAATCCCATATATAATTGCCTTTGTCTAAAGGTACTATTTTACTGATGCTTACATTATTGTTACCTACTCCAAGAATAGTTATGCCATTACCATTCGTTGCAGTAAACAAAGCAGCAGACGTACTGCATCCTTTATATACCGATACTAAAACAGTTGCAGTAGATAAGTTAATTGCTACATCATTTAAAGTAAATGCAAAAACTTCTTGCCAAGTATTACCTTTAACAATATCTATGTTAAAACTTGCAGGTTTAAAATCTGAATTCATATTAGGTTGGGATTTGACATCTGTTATTTAATGAAGGAAGCGTAATGTTTAAGTTTATACTAACTCCTGCAAGGTAGTCTGGGGAATCTTCTCTAAAATAAGTTAAAGTAATTGTATCACCTGTAACCCATTCTGTAGAAGGATTCCTAAACTCCGCCACAATATCTTGTGCAATTAAGTTAGTATCTGAAAGAACTTCTAAAGCATCTGTTTCTACGAGATGCCTGTCTAATATATAAATGTTGAAAGTGTAGTTTATTTGCTTTTGACTAATAGAAGCATCCCCCATATCAAAGAACATAGCAGGATAAATGATATCGTTATCATCTAACTTGTCGCTGAACTCCCCGAAGTACACAGTCTTTATCTGTGGATGCGTTTCTCCGTAGTTCTTTATCTGTGTTATGATTTGATTTAAGGTCATTTTTTTTAAGATATGTTTTTAACTTCTTTTGGTTTTTTAAGTTAGCTTGTTTGCTCATTCATTTAGTTTTAGTCCAAACAAAAAGGAGGGTTATTTCCTTGATAAATATCTCTATACAAAGGTTTTTTGTCGAATGGTCCACAGCATCCATCATCCCCTAACCATATACTTGCCCTATAAGCATCGTTATCTGGCTTTATTGCATCTATACCACTACCAAAATTTAAGTATTGAGGGTAAAGATTTTGATTTTCTTTAAGGTATTTAATCAGTCTTTGCTTGTAAAATTCCGCTCTTGACCTATATCTATTGCTAATATCAATCAAGTCCTGCATAGATGGCAGTTCGGTATTGTCTGAACTTTTTCTTACAAGACCTTTGTTATAAAACTGATAACTCAAACCCTGTGGAAGTTCAGATAGCACATAATTAATAAGTGTATCTGATATATATCCACTAAGTAAAGTTTCTTCATCACAAGTTAGGTTGCCACATTCAAGACCTTCTTGCAGTCTTAAATATAAAGCACTACCCAAGGCAGGATGAATAAACATATCCTGTGCCGTTTTAATCTCTGGCTTGATAAGTTTTTCATCCACGTTATTGTGAAGACCGCTTAGTTCTTTAATTGAATCTACTGATATAAAAAGTATATTTGCACTCATATTATTTACGTGTTACAATATTTGATTTCCACAAGTGTCTACAAAAGTTCCTGTGGTTATTAGTTCCCGGTAAAGTGTACCATCCACCACCTCTGGTAAATACATCATAACCAAGCCTTGCACTCATAGCTTCAATCTCTGACCTGCTATAAAGTTTATTTGTAGTTTTAAAGTATTTACAAAACTGCCTTGAAGTACTTAAATCAGAATCATTAAACCCCTGCCTCCACTCATAAGAATAACGAATAAGAAATTCAGTAGTAGAAGGTTTAATCTTTTCTACTATCTCACTAATTGGTGCAGTTAGCTTTCTTTCTATAATCTCACTCTCATCATAGCCTTCGCCAATGGTAGTGATTTTAGAGCTTATAAATCCTTTCTTTTCTAAGTCTGTTAGTATTCGTTTAACCACTCCCACATCTTCCTTTAATGTGTCTGCAATAACCTCTGGTGTGATTCTTTTATCCTTTGTGATTAGGTCAAGAACATTTGATTGAAGCTGTGTAACATCTGCAAATAATTCAACATCTGCAAAGTGTTCTTTTTGTTTCCAAATATGGAAACTTTCTTTAGTATCTCCGAATCCATCAAGTTCTGCAAAATTAAATTGCTCTGATAGTTCTACAGGGTTTACTTCTGGTGCAGATTGATATTTAGTCATATCAATACCTGCTTTTTCAAGTAGCCACTCTTTAGGTGCTATCTGTAAAAGTATTGATTCACTCAATTCAATTCCTATAGGTTCTGTAGGTATTAGTTTTAAATCTTCTTCATATCCGGCATATCCTGCTAACATATTAAAGTTAGCTTCCAAGAACATTTGCTTACTATTAACGTAAGTATTTTTAAATATCTCGTACCCATCACGCATTTCACTACGACTGCCAAGACTTCCTGCCTGTGCAATACCAAAAATTGAAGGAGTAGTTATCTGATGTGCAGAAAATATATTAGTCTGGATGATAGTATCTACATTACTAAAATCTTCTTTAGTCAAATCACTTTGCCCCAAATCATCAACGATTGGTTTTCTTGAAGCATCGTTAACAAAAGCTAACATATACTTTATACCATCTGCACCTGTATATGTATTTTTAAATTTTTTATGTATTACATTCTGCTCATCTGGACTTGGTTCGCCATTTGGTAGTGTGATTAACTTACTTGCACTAAATCCTGTTTTAGCATTACCTAAAATGTGTTTAGAAACTTCTATATCTGATTCAACATAATTTAACCCACCGAAATAACCCGGTAAGGTGTAGGTTTCCATATTAGGACGATACTCTTTCAGATACAATATCTGTTTACCTGTTGGGTTTCTTGGCTCAAAAGCAGGGTAGACCTCATATTTTTCTTTTGCATCTCTCCAATCTTTTTTATACCAGAACTGTGTATTATCTTTATTTGTTCTAAACTTAGTATAATCACAATGCCACACCTCTGCTATCTTGCCACTTGTAGACCATATAACCTCTAAATAAGCACCTCCGAATATTTCTATATCCAAAGATACCTTTCTTGTAACATCGTCTAAATTTTCGCTTCTATTAGGGTTATTAACGAATCCTTCTGCACCCTTCCACCCATTACCTGTAATGTAATGAACTTTAGATTTAATAATAGATTGGTGCTTACCAGACTTGTTGTAAAGTTCTACCAAATAATTAGGGTAGTCGTTCCTATGTCCGTACTGTATATATCCTTCGCCCCTCTTTTCAATATATTCTGGCTGCTTTGCTTCAGCAAATTGTACTACGAAAAAGTTGTTCATTGTCTTATTTTAAATTTATCAGAAGGACTATATTCTGTATAAATAGTTTCCGGTTCGCTTAATATCATTACTCCACTTTCTAACAAATTAAGTCCTGTTACATCTGTGTTCTGTGTACTTGTTTGCTCATAGACAGAATAACCCCATTGTCCATTCAGCTTTGTAGAAAAATAAGAATCTACCTTTATACTAAACTTATTAAACCTTTCTTTATACAATGATAAATCTTTAGCATTAGTCAAGATAAATTTAACATCATAGTTAGTAGTCCTATTCGTAAATACAAATAAATAGTTAGGTGCAGATAATAACTGCTTTTCTGTAAGAGTTAAAATAACATTTGCAGTAGTTCCTTTGATTAGTTGTATCACACTTATAAATGTTCTTATTGATGGAATTTAACAAAAATGCCCCACCATAAAGGCAGGGCATCCACATAATTCATTTAACCACTAAGAACCCGGAGTTTGTAAGGCTAAAGCAACAGTAGAGTTTACCTCTGGTGCAAGGGCATCTTCTTTACCTGTAAAGGTTAAAGTGTAACCGCTTCTATCACCTTCAGCAGCACCACTCTGGGAAGAACCTGCTGTAATGTCAAGACCTCTTTTAAGACCAAGAAACCAATACTTGCCGTTGTTATCTTTAGCGACAACATCTAAAAGATTCTTCGCTAACAAAAGAATTTCATTCCTTGTATTAGCTTGAAGTTTGTTTAAAATAATTGTTAGTTCTTGTTGATAAAAGATAGTTCCATTCTCAACAGAAGCATTAATATTCTCAACAAAACTTGAAGTACCTTTAACTAATTCATATTTGTAAAATCTTTTTCCAGAACCTTTAACAAGTGCAGTAATAACACCACTTGCTTCTGTATAAGATGTTACATCTGCTGATGCAATAAAGTAAACTTCGGTGATACCACCTAAAGAATCTTTACAGTCTAAGACGTAATTTTGAGTTAAAGCACAAGCCATAGTTGTATATTTAAAGGGGGCTTTTTACACCCCCATTATTAATTAAAGTGCGAAGAAAGCAATCTCATCCGGGAAGGCTATGTTTACGCCAATTTTAAATTTGCATACAAACCTTACGATGTCAGCTTCTTTAGCATAGAACAACTCAAACTTTTCTTCTTCGTTAAGCAAGTCAGTTCCCAAGAACATATTGCTCAATCTTAAAGCATAAACTTTGTTAGTTCCGTTAAGACCTTGAACAGCTACTACTTTAATAAGTGTACCCGGAAGTACAAATTCAGAATCAGCTTTTACATCAATAGAGTAATGGAACTGATTTGCATTTTTAAGAGCAATAGTGTAAGTTCTGAAAAGGTCTTGACCACAGAAGATAGTCATATCATCTTCAGCAACAACTGCTGAAGGGATAGCCTTGTAAACTGCATCAAATACTGCGATTACGTTAGCAGCAGTGATTGAAGCTACAGGTCCACCAGAGATATAAGCAGCATCGTTAGCAGCTACAGAAGCAGATGCATCAGCAATCAACTTAATCAATCCGTTGAACTTGTTTAGGTTACCATTTGCAGAACCTGTGTTACCATTCCATAGTGCAATTTCAATTTGAGATGCAATTCTCTTAGCTTTCTTTTCAGAAAATTCTTGCTCAAAAGGAATGCTGTCATACATAGAACCGGTAGGAAGTGCTTTTTGCAAGTACTTCGCTTCAAGGTCAGCAGGACAGATAGCTTCCATAACTGCAATTTTACCTACAGTTACAGTCCTTTGTGTGAATGAAGTTGTACCAGATGCGTTAAATCCGCAAGTACCACCTGCTTGGAAGAAAGCATCGGTGTCCATAATATTAATGGTTTCAGAAGATTTAACTCCTACCATTACGTTACCTGCACTCTTGATAAGAGAAGCAGTTTTAGCACCAAGTACAGAAGAAGTAACGAGCAATGCTTCGTTTTGTTCTGTATAGTCAGCCAATGAAGATACATTAAATGCCATTTTATTTAGTTTTTATTGTTTAAAATTGCGTTACGATATTTATTAATCCTATCAAGTTTGATGTCTTTTGAATCTTCAAACTTATAAGACTGTGGCTTTTCAATCGGGTTAGATGAAGGTACTTTACTCATAGCTTCAATCAACTCAACCACTTGTGAAAAACCATCTTTAGTTTTAGCTTCGATTGCTGCAAGTCTATTTTCAAGTGCAACTTTCTCTGCAATCAATGCTTCAAACTTAGCGTTAAATTCAGCTTCCATATCTTCAGGCTTTTTACCTGCTTCAATTTCTACTTCAATAGCATCTTCTTTAGGTTTAAATTCTGTGATGATACCACCAACAGTAACTATTTTGCTACCATCAGCAAGCTCGTGTTCAGCATCTGGGGCAGCAGTACCATCTTCAAGTACAACTTCGCCACCTACTTCAAGGGCAGAAATCATAACCTTAGTTCCATCAATCAAAGAATATTCAGCCATTTCGACTTTGCCTTCTTCGATAACTTCTTCTGGTTTCTTGTCCATTGGCACTTCTTCAAATAGTGCCTTAATTTTTAGTATCGCTTCTTTTGGATTCATACTTTTGTTTTAAATGTTTATTAATTAATTAGTTTATCACTTAACAGATGAAAGGATATTATAAATACTTTCCAATAACTGTTGGTCTTTATTCTTTTGCTTTGCGTATTCAAACACACCCTCCACACTAAACCCTTTTACTTCTCCGCTTTTAACCTTTGCCCAAGCATCTTCAGAATCTACTTTAAAGCTACCAAACCACGAACCCTCTGGTGCATCTTCAAAGCCTTTCATTGGTGCTATACCCCTTGAACTATCTGAAATAAAACTTTCAAACATAACCATATCTTCTACCTTGTAGTCTGGGTTATGCTCTACGTTTACATTCGCTTGGTAACCTTTCTTAAAAAACTTCTGAACAATTTTGAGAATAGTATCTTTAGAAATAGTAATATAATAATCCCCAAGCTTATCATCACTCCTAAAAATTGGAGTATCAGCCAACATAAGAGGACCAGAAATAATACGCTTTTCTTCAGATATGATTTCAAAATTAACTTTTTCTTTAAACGCATTCCAATTACGCTGTATGGCAGGTCTTTCAACCATTGCCACGAAGCTAACTTCTGCATCATCATTGACATCTTCGTTTATCATTAATTCGTAAATAGGAAGTTCCATACCTTATAAATGTTTTAATTAGTTTATATTATCAGTTAAACCTTGCTCTTTGTTGTATAGCTGCTATTCTCTGCTGTGAAGAAGTAACATCTGTTTCTACTACGTAGGCTCTCATTGATTGATTGCCTATAGCATTAATGCTACTTTGATTTAATTGTGTTAGCTGTGCTTGTTCCCCTAAAGGCTGAATTGGTGCAGCAGAAGATGCCGATATTGAACCACCTCCTCCGCCACCGCCAACAGTTCCACGACCTTTAGCAGAAGGTACTTTAGTGCTAATAATCTTTTGTACGTTTACTAATCCTGCTGCAATAGTTGCTGCTGCTGCTATTGGACCAAACACACCACCTTGTGCTATTGCTTTTGATGCACCCAAGTAAGTATTTATAATAGCTTGGCTTATTGAAATAGCTTTACCTGCTACACTATTCTGGTCTACTAATCCACCTATAATATCCAATGTTTGCATTGCATACATAGTTTCAGACTCTTTCTTTTCTCTTGCAATTATTTCAGCTGCTTGTGCATTTTTTTTATCTAATAATATTTTTTCATTAGATATTTTTATATTTTTTTGTTGCAAATCTTCTTCTTGTTGAAATAATCTTTCAACTTCTTCATCATCATCTTTTTGTTTTTTTGCAGCTGCTTTATCTGAATTTTCTTGTGCTTCTTTTTGTAATTTTGCGACATTTCTTGCAACTTCTGCACTATTATCTTTTTGTACTTTAGTTTCCTTTTCAACAATATCTTTAACTACATTAGGCTTTTCTTGTAATTTTGTTAATCTTCCTTGTTCTTCTAAATCCAAGACTGCATTCTCATTCTTTAATTCTCTAAATCTTTTAGATTCTTCTTCAGAAAGTTGCCCTGTTAGCTTTAGTTTTTCTCTTAATATCTTTAGTTCATTCTCATTCCTTTGTTTGTTTAATTCATATATTTCTTTTTCTTTACCACCTTGTGCAGTAAGTAGTTTTATCCTTTGGTCTATAGTTTCATTTGCTCTCTCTGTAGTTTTTATAAGTTGTTGGAATCCCCTATCTTGAACACTTGTAATACCTACAAAGTCAGTTACTTTAGTTATTATTTTACCTACAAAATTTGCAAAGGTTTCAAGACCGGGTACTGCATTCAGTACAGCCTTTTTTACTTTATCAAAGTTGGCTGCTATTAATGCTATTCCGATTGCCAATGCACCTATTCCTGTTGCTATTAAAGCACCACGCAAAGTACTAAAAGCAGTAACTACCTGTGTTTTAATTACTGTACCTAATTGTTTAAAACTATCTATACTATTACCAACTTGTTCAAGACCTTCTGATAAAGCCATTGCAGATTGAACTTTTAGTAATTGCTTTTCAAGCTCTTTGCTTTCTCCACCAAATAAACCAATAGCACCTTGAACTGCTGCAAATCCACCTGCTACACCTGCAAGTGATTGTGTTAATGCTCTAAATTTTTGGTCTGGATTAAATGCTTCTGTTAATGCTTTAGCATCTCCTATTCTGTCTTTAAGGTCTGCTGCTTTTTTTGCTGCGTTTACTGCTTCCTTAGATGTAGCCCCAAACTTATCGGACAAAGCAGTTACTTCATTCTGTGCTTCTCGTAATTGTTTCTTTATTGAACCTAAAGATTCTTCTACGTTACCGGTTACATTTATACTTAAATTTAATTGTTCTGCCATTTTAGAATACTTTAGTTATAACTTTTAATAATTCTACCTTGCTTGTCTTATAATCTATAATGCTGTAACCATCCACTTTGTTAAGTCTGAATAGCTGATTATCAATCATTATTAACTTTGAGAAGTCAAGGTTTTGTATGTCTGCTATGTTTAGCAATGCTTCACACTTTAATAGCTTACTATCTTTATCTGTTATCTCTGCCATATAATCTGAATAGTAGGCATTGAATAGGTTAGTAGTTGGATAGGTAGATGCAGTAAAATATAATTCTTTTGGTGCGCCAAAGTTTATGTCATTAGTAGGAGTAAATGGGTCATCTAAATGTCCTGCATATCCGTATGTTGTTTGACTACCTAAAGATGCACCATTAGTTATTGTCCAAGATGTTCTACCTGTAATCTTCTTAGCCTGTAAAATCCTAATCACAAAGTCCATCCTATCTTCCTTTGTGTTATTGTCAGACTTTTTATATATAGCAGGATAAATCTTATCTGTTCCTGTAGCTTGGTATAATGGACTTGATGCAAATATTACTTCCGTACTATCTGTATCTTTAACAAAATCAAATTCGGTGTCGTAAAGCCTATCTGCGTAGCCTTCGTTAAACTTCTTTTTATAGTTGTCATTGTAGAAGTCATTATCTGATTTGTACTTGAAAGCATAATACCTTGCATTAATTTCTGACATTGGCTTTATACCAAGAGGTTTACTTCTATCAATCTTGTTAGACCAATCTATAAAGCTACCATCATAGAAATCTACATAAGGCTTTATGATAAGTTTCTTGCTATCCCATTGGTCCTCGTAAACGTAGAGGTTAAACATTTTGCAAATAGACAAAAAGAAATCCCTTTGAAAAATTCCTAATGGCAGAGTATCGTTTATAATTAATGTTTCATTATACCCTATAGGAACTCTGGTAGATGCTTCTGTTGTAAATAATAAAGCACCTGTGCTAATTCTTATTTGAGTAACATTTGTAGAAATACCTATGTATATATCATCTCCATTAGAGATTGTTATATTGCTTAGATTAACATTAACTATAAATGATTGCGGATTGCTCGTTACGTTAAAGCTTTTATTGCTTAGTATTGTTGCATTTTTCCATAGTGTTACATCTACTGTAACAGGAACGGAAGTAGTTGTATTAAAAGTTCCACCTACTTGCCATTTAATATTAGTTACTATGCTTCCTGCTGCTGTATATTCTAAAGTATCTCCACCTGTTTTTGTAAAGTTACCTGCTAAAATAGTTGTTAATGGAACTCGTGTAATAGAATTATAAGTTCCATTTGTTGGTCTATAATCTCCTATATTATTTGATAGCTTGGTTACTACAGATTGATTGTTAGGTATAACAAGCCTATTCATTAAAGCAGTTGTCAGCAATGGAAAATCCCAAGTATAGCCAGATGCAGTAATAATCTTTTCTAAATACTCTCTAACAAACAAAGCAGGTTTAAACGCTTTAAAGTCAAAGCTAATTTTATCAGTGCTTACCTCACCTGTATCTACTAAAGGAAACAAAACATTGCTACCTGCTATAGTATCCCAACTGTTAGTAATGTTAGTATATGACCAAGCCTTATTATATGCAGAGAAATCAAGTTCTTCTAATTTCTTATTTGCAAGGGCAGTTATAAAGCCACCAAGTTCACCAAATACAGAACATTGATATTCTATTACCTCGCCTGTTCTAACCATTTCTAATAGCCTTAGAATGCCTTTAAACACCTGTATACCATCCACGAAGATTCTACATTGTGCAGCCTTAGTAGCGTTAAAGTTATAGCCTACGTTAGGTGTTGCATCATTGGTTAAATTAGCATTACCTAAATCAAAAACGAACCCAAAGATTTTATTATTGTTAGCACTCCCTGCAATATTTAAAGTCTTGCTGAATGATGTGTTCTTACTTCCAAAGTCTTGTATATCATCAATAGCATAGGTAAACTCTGTAGGTAAATTATCCATCAAGTCCAAAGGCTGACCTTCAATAAAGATTTCTGTTTTCATTATCTGAATTGAGAGTTAATAGTTCTGCTAATGTCAATGTCTATTTCTACGTTCCAAAGTTTATCCGCTGCAACTATCTTAAAGTCATATTGAGAAGTACTTATAGTAACAGGGAAGTAACCGCCATTGCTTTCAATATATACAGATGTTGATGCGATTAATTGCTGCATCCAATCTGAATCCTGCTGACTAACCCAATCACTTACCAAGTGCATTCTGTTCTTGTGGTTTACAGAAAAAGCTACATTGGTTTCATTTATCCTATTGTAACTGTCTGCCAATACTTTTACATTACCGAATGATTGCCATTGTGGCTTCTGGAATGTCTGCTTTTCAAAAGTGCTTGACCTCTTATTTACTAAGGCAAATTTCATCGTATCGTAACCACCAAGTCTGTTGAGGAAGTGAATGTTATATGGCTGATGCTTAGGGTAGCATTTATTTCGTATTTTAACTGTACGAGATTTCGTTCCTGCTCTGTCCAAGTAAAAGTTGTAACCATAAGTATTTGAAGTTATTACTGCTGATGCTGCCCAAGTATTTATATTAGCTGAACCCAAATTAAATAAGTTCATTTCATTTAAAGCTATTGTTCCACTCACAGAACTTTGTACCACTTCGCCTTCGCCTATAATCTGTAAAACTCCTGTGTAAGTTCCTGCTGTCTTTTTAAAGAAGGTTATAAACATACTTTCGTTTACATCTGCACCTATTGTTAAATCCCTTTCAGTGAGCCAATTATCTTCATAGTTCGTCAAGGTGTTGGTATCGTAATAGCTTGTAAAAGTTGTTGCACCTGTTTTGTAGTAGTCTGTAAACATAGACCTGTAACAATTATAACCTGCAAAGTTTCCACTCGCCTGGTTAGTTGTTACCACTCCGCTAACTTCTTCACCAAGTTCTAATTTATAATCTACGTGCAGCTTGTCATTGGATGCTACAAGGATTGAACTACCAGAAGGCTCAAAGTAATTGGTAATGTATGCCCTAACTATAGGACCGGCATTATAGTACCCATACCCACTTGCATCTGGGAATACTTTTGCCCTCGATACCAAAGTATTGTTTACTTTAATATCTACTACAAATTTAAAGTTAGTTGTACCACTTTGATTTGAGGTTAACGTAAACCATATGTCATCGTGTGCCGGTGCGTATGCACTTGGTGCATCATTTATTACTGCTGCCATTTATTGAACGTATTTGAATTGTTACTTCTGCATTTAAGGCTTCTGCCAATCCTGCTTGAAAATTCTTGTCAAAGATTATTTTGTTAGCTTTATCGATATAGTATGTTGCTCTTAGACCATTCTTTTTTATGTTAGTAGAGATAGCGTAGGCTAACTTCTTTTTATTCTCTGCATCCCCTACCATCTTAGCTAACTTCTTTCTCTTTCTTTCAAGTCCTGTTGTTGGTTTGCCCACGTTCCTAACTGATAGGTTAGCCTTTCTAAGCCATAAGAGTATGCTTAACGCCATCTTCTTATTAGGGTAAGCCGTTTTATACTTGTAAGTTCCGGATGCCTTCTTGGGCTTTGTACCACCTCCTACACCCTGTACACCTTTATTTACAAAATCATAGTATCCTGCCTGTGCGCTGTTCAAAGGATAGCCTAACTCTAATGTATATCCTGTAGCCGTTGGGTAAACTCTGGGAACAGAGATGTCTGCCAATGCCCCAGAACTTATAGCCTTAGATTTTTCAAGGTTCTTTTTAGCTTCCTTGTTCCACTCCAATCCATATTGCAAAAGCATAGCTTCAATAACTCCGCCTACCTTTGGGTCTTTGTCGTATTGACTGCTACCTAATGTCTGCAGGAAGTTATTAGCAAATGCTTTAGCTTGTTCTTTGGAAATGCTCACACCTATAAATGTGTGATTAAAGCTAAAATAACTGACAAAAAAAACCCTACACCGAAGCATAGGGTAAAAGGACACCTGCCTTTATTTAACCAAACACCGTAACCAACTTCTTAAATGTGTTATAATCTAACGGACTTATAAAAGAATTGCCACTAACAAATATCTGTGTATAGTCTATTCCATTCTGCTCGTATGGCATTATAAAACTAATGTCATATAACCTTATTGTTTTAATATCACAGGTTTCTAAGTCAAAGTCCATATCCAAGCTGTCCATTAACTTAGTTGAATCGTTATGCACAAGTACATCTAAGTCTAAATACCTCATTTCTGATAATCCCTCAAAGCTTTTATATATGCCATCGTGTTCAAATATTCTAAAGTTTTCATCTCCCAGACCTCGTTAACCTCTTGATTGTTGAGCTTGGCAATTTCGTATATGGTATAATGCCATCCATAAACTTCAACAAATCTGCTACCTCCTTTACTGCTTCCGAATGGGTTACTGTCTTGCTCAACTCCTGTATCATATAATCCTGCGAAACTTTTATCCAATTCAGATAAACACTTAAAAAAAAAACTGCACTCTGATACACATCTACGAACCTTGCCTCCAACATATCCTGTGCGTACACATCGTGCTTACTTGCATCGTACTTATCCAACTTCCAACCGAATAAAGTTTTCTTCATAGGGATGACCATTGATGCAGCTACCTTATGAATATTTCCTATAAAGTCCTCACTGAATACTTTTGTTTCAATATATCTGGCAGCAGGTAAGTTCCTTATATCATAAATGCACTTATACCTTCTACCTTTCAACTTAATGTATTTTACAGGTTGACCTTTGATGTCTGTGTTTAAAAGTAAGTTAACCTTTGCTTTTAAATCTAAGTATTGAGATATTGACAAGCTATTAACTTCGTTATCTGTCATATCATAAAGGATGCCAATTATCTTCGAGTATTGGTCTATGTTTTCTCCTTCTTGAAGAACGGGTATAAGCCTTTGATATTTAAATAAGTTAATGTCTTGCCAAGTCATATTATTATTTTAATAATGAATGTTATCAGACCATTCCTTTAACTCTAAAAATAACCCTACCAAAATAAATGGTAAGGCTATTAATAGAATCATCGTGTAGGCAGTAATCTTAATTGACCAGAGCAGAATCTGCAATAACAAATTGTAGGTCTTTTCCAAGTGCTTTAAAGATTTGATTGATTACAGAAACTCTCGGGAGGTTTCCTTTCTCAATACGGTTAATACTTACGAAGCTAACACCTGCTTTGTCAGCAAGTTGTTTCTGTGTTAGTCCTTGCTTAGTCCTTTCTGTTTTCAGTAAATCGTGAATCATATATGGTTGTTTTTGTTTTATCTGATATGGTTACCATTTCTATAAAAGATTTGGCAGCCTCTGCTTGTTCGTCTGTAATTATTCTTAACACATACTTAAGTGCTATAGCCAGAGAGTCAAGTTCGCCTTGAATTTTTATAGCGTTCATTTCGGATTCTAAATACTCGTTAAAATAAGATTTCATTGTAGATGGTTTTAGCGAAGTTAAATATAATTTCTGATATAACAATAGATTATGGTTCACATTTTGGGCAGGTATGATTAATATCTAACCACCCTGTGCCTTCACATATGTCGCATTCTAAAAGTTGTCCGCCAGAAGTATCAGAATTAAAATTATTGTTAACCCTACTGCTGCTTGTTTGTTTGTTAAGTTTTCCATTGTTGATTTTGTTTATAGTGTAAATGATGCCTTCTTTCTGTAGTATCTTTTCTACCTGTGGTAATTCATTTTCTGTGTGGTAGATTGCATTGTGTTCTGCTGTGCAGTCCATTATCATATAATCTCCGTACGGATTGATAACACCTACATAGACCTCCATTATCTTCTTCTGCATATACTTATTGTAGTTGCTATGGTAAGGTCGGATAACTTCTTTCTTGGTTCTGATTTCGTAAATCATTGTGTTTGGTTTAGATGGTTATTTGCAGTTGATAGGATGCTGCTCCCCTTGTTTTTTATAAATATTTATTCAAGATATTTAGCTGCTTATCAGAAAGAGAATCAATGGTCATAGGCACTCTATACATCTGTGGGAATGTACCCATCCATTCTTTATGATTAATTTTAGCTTCATCCATTGTATTATACTTGCATAAAGAACTTGAAATAGAACCCCAATACCCTAAACGATTTATAATTGATTCTGTAAAATCAATCATAAAATTGTTACCCATCGAATATGATTTATGAGATATCTTAGATAAAGCAACCCATTCAGACCAGCATCCCCGAGTAATATTTTCAACTCTGTCTTTTTCAATCGCATTCTTTAGCTGACTTTCATTCTGCTGCTTTTGGGCTTCATCCCAATCCCCACCTTTAAACCAAGAAGGAAATTGCTTAATACCTAAAATATTTTCGGCACAAGTAGTACCATATGGTAAGCCATTAATTAAAATAACCTCATTTATACTTTGTCCGCATTTAATACAAGTTGTCATTGTGTAGTGGTTTTGTTATTCAAATATACACCTATTTTTAATAACACCAAATATTTATACAACTATTTTTAAACTATTTTTGCAACAATGTTACATTTATTTGATAATATATTGTAAATCAATGGTTTACAGAAAGTTATACCTACCAGAACCTGCCTTGAAGTTCATATTATGCCACGCCAAAGATAATGCCATAACGCAATCATCGTGAAAGCCAGAGGGGGCAGAGTACTTTACCCCTGTTGCAGAATACTGATATTCAAAGACTTCTAACTCCCTGACTATTTCCCCATCTGGGTAGCCTATCTTTTGCGTGTGGATAGCTGTCTGCAGACCTATCATTAGCTGTTGCTTACTGCCCTGTGTGAACTTCAACCCTTGAATCTGTAGACCTTCCCTTTGCAGGTCCTCAAAGATTGGGTCACCTACTCCTGTAGAATCGATTACAATAGGCTTTTTAGGCAGTTTAAGGATGGTTTGTTTTGTGGTAGACCAATCCCTTTGGAATCGTTCATAATAGCAGACAATGCCGTTCAAATCAAGTCCTATAATAACTGTAAAGTCATAAGACTTGGCAAGGTCAATGCCGTAACATACAGGCTCGTTATAACTCATTGGTCTGATACAGGCTCTGATATGCTCACTACCAAATGGGTTAGCTGCATTCTCCATCGGGTTAGCCATATACTCCTGCTCAAAGACTGCTGAAGGCAACTGTGTTCTGGCTTCATCTATTTCTGTACTGTCTATGTATGGATTATCGTATGTAGTAAACTTAAATGATTCCCATCCATCTTCTCCGCCTTTCATAAATAAGGAATAGAAATAATTTTTACCTCTGGGAGTTGATAGGAATAATGCCCTGCCTTTGTAGTCTGTTAATGTAGGTCTGATTGAATTAAGCCACCCCTGTTCAAGGTTAGGTATAAATGATGCTTCATCTATAATAACCCAATGGAATTTCCTACCCCTTAGGTTATCTAATCTTTCCCCTGTAAAGAACTCAACTGAACCACCATTAGGAAAACTAAGTTTAAGGTCTGACTTATTATTTAAGAAAGGCAGTGCGTGAATTAACCTATTAAAGAAAACTTTAGCAAGGGAATAAGTAGGTGTGATGTAGGCTATCTGTTTTCCCTGTACTGCTTCTGTTATAATCTTTATCTGTGATAGTTCTGATTTACCGAATCTTCTGCCACACATAACGACAATAAACCTTGCTTCACAGTCAAGTATTTTATCTTGGTTAATATGTGCTTCAGGTACTTCAATTATCATAGTATGGTCTTACCCCTTACAAACACTACTTCTATTTTATTATCACTTGTTATGTCCATCTGTTCTTTAGGCTTACCATATACCCTTGTTAAAAGTGTTTCAAGGCTATACAGTGAACCTTTCTGTAATGACTTACGCATTGCATTGGCTATTGTCTTTTCAAGGATGGTAGCCTTTGGGTTATCAAACACAGACTTTAGTTCATCTAAGTCCATTGCCATCATTACCTGTATGGTATCGTTTATCTCACTTAGTTTATATCCTGCATCTCTTAGTAGACTGACATACTTCTTAGGTCTACCTGCAGGGTTTCCGCTCTGTCCTTTAACGTATGGTATTAAATCTTCTTTTGCCATATCTCTCCGTTTCTTTTTATTGTTAATGTTGGGTCAAGTTTAATCATCCTGTCTACTATTACTTGGCAGTACTTAGGGTCAAGTTCCATTAAGAAGGTCTTAATTCCCTTCTGATGGCCTGTTACCATTGTAACACCGCTTCCTCCAAAATAATCTGCTATTGTATAAATGCTTGATTTTGTTTTGTCAATACACCATTCTACTAATGAAACAGGTTTTTGTGTTGGATGTACTCTATTAGTTTTTTCAGATGCTTGTGTAAATTGTCTAACAACACTTCTAATATTTGTCCAAGCTAACTCGCAGTCGGTTTGGTCGCTTCCACCATTATTCTTATCCCATACAAGCCAACATTCACTATCAGGTAATGCAGATGAATAATAATTAGCACCCCACCAAATATGATGTGATTTAGGGTATAATGAATAAATCAAATTAAAACTATCTCTTGCAACATCACTATTGTCATCTCCTAAAATATCATTACCATATCTTTCTTTTAAAACTCCGCTTTTGCTAACTGCATTCATTCCATACGGAGGGTCAGTATGAATTAAGTCTGGTTTGTTATCATTCATCAAAGCACTAATATGGTCTGCATCAATACTACTTCCACAAAGCAAACGATGTTCTCCTATCTCAAATAAATCGCCTAAAACAATATCCGTTTCTATACCGCCATCAGGTACTGCAAAGTCATCTTCTTCTGCTTCCAATACTTCTGGTTCAAAGTTTGGTATATCTAAACCCCAATCTGTCAACTGCTCTGCATCCCAATTATTTGCAAGGTCATCCCAATCCCATTCTCCATATCCTACATTATCTTTAACTATAAATTCCTTCTGTTGCTGTTCTGTTAATTGATTAGCTTTAATGATAGGTATCATTTTTAGTCCTGCTTCTTTACAAGCCTTTAAACGCATATTACCACCAAGTACAACCATATCATCATTGACAACAATAGGTCGTAATTTAAGCATCTCTGGGAAGTCCTGAATGGATTTAACCAGCTTCTTGAACTTATCATCCTTAATGATTCTTGGGTTATTGGGGTTAGCTTTAATTTCCCCTACCTTGACCTCTATAATTTCGTTCTGATTTATCATTAAATATAGTTTAGCTATCTTTCTTTTCTTTGTATCCTTTAATTAAATCTGTTACTGATTCAATAGTTGTAAGTCCAAGTGCAGTGGCACTTAGTGCAAAGGTTGCCCATACTAAAGAATCAGCAGGTACAAAGTGGCTTTCAGACCTTGAATTATGGAACATAGTAAAGAACAGAACAAAAGCACCTATAATGCCTACAAGTCTTTTACTTGATGTACTACTTTCTGAACTGAAAAATCCTGCTAACCAATTAAATAACTTTTTCATATATTAATTATTTGTAGTGTCTACTTTTGTTTTACCCCAAAAGTTCTTTTTCTCTTTAATCTGTATCGTATCGTGTATGTATATTGTATCTACCTTTATTTTACTTATATCATTTTTAAGGCTTTTCACTTCTTCACTTAAAATTGCTATTTTACTTATTGCTTGATACACTAACTTAGTTTCTTTTGCTTTGGCTTTAGCCTGTACTCTGTTAAAGGTATTGTGATTATTCTTTACATCATTAATTAACTTTTGATATTCAGCATCTTTCTTTTGCTCATTACTATCGTTTTGAGCAGACAAACTACATCCTGTTAATAGTAATAAAAATATGTACTTCATTATTTAATCATTTGAATTTTACCTAATTGTTCCAATGTACTTAATTTAGTTGTGGCAGCAGCTAATGAAGAATCTGTCCTCCTTAGAAGTATTTGCATCACATCAACTTTTTCTTCTAATTTAATAACTTTAGCATTCTGTGATACTATTTGTTCTTTAAAAGTAGATTTAACATCAATGTATAAATAAGATATTGCTATAAGTACTAAAAATAATGTAGCTACAATAGGATTCTTTGAGAATGTTTTAAAATCCATTATGCCTGTAACTGGGTTTAAGTTTTTTACCGCCATAGTTTATTGTTTTATCTTCCTTGACCTTTATATTTTTTAGGTCTTGGACTGTGTTTATTAAATGATTTTTTAGCTATCCCTCTTTTTCTTTTACCAAATGTTGTTTTACTGCTATCTGTTTGTTTTGCCATTACTTTAGAGAATTATAAATAGATAATACTTTAGGAATATATAACTTTTCTTTTGCATTGTTAAAACATTCAACTGCGAAAACTCCATCAGCATCATATCTGTTTAATTCCCATCTTGAGGTTATACATTTAGCAGATACTATAAAATTATGACTATCTATAAAGTTAGGTATAATTTCATTCCCTTCCAACCTTAATGAGCCATCTTTATTCACTTGTTTAAAAGATATGAAGTCTGCATCCTTGTCCTTTATTTCATCCCATAAATCTGGATGCAATATTGTGTCATCATCATTAAAATAAACGTATCCATCAGTAACTAAATCAAGAGCAAAGTTTCTTTGAGCATTTCCGTATACGCTATTTGTATCTTTTATGCAATATGCTTCACAATTATCAGGAGATTCAAATACTTCCATTGAATCATAAACAACAATCCATTTAAAGTTTTCTTTAGGTATGTTTATACTTTCAGAAATTACTTTTAAATTCTGCGGTCTTGAACAGGGTGTTATAATATTTATAAACATTTATCGTTTTTATGTAACACAAGTAACTTATCATTATTCCATCCTGCAGAGTTCTTTAAATTGTGATTGGCATATATGAATGTTGCAGAACAAAAGTGTTCAAGATTTATAGCTTTAAAGTAATCTTCTTCATTCGCATTTATAAATATATCTTCAATTATTAATATCCCTCCGGGGTTTAAATGCTTATATGCTTCATTGATGAATTTTATTTGGTCTTCAAATTGATGTGTTGAATCTTCTATTAATATATCAAAGTTGCTACCGCTAATAGATAGTCCTTCAGATATTGAATTAACATCTTTTACATTCATCTTAATATATGTACAATCAATATTATCATCAATTGCTTTATCCAATCTTTCATCGAACCATTCAAACCCATACAACTTTGCATTAGGGAAAAACTCCCTCCAACTTAGCATAGAGTTATTATCTAAAATACCTAACTCCCCAAGTTTTATATCTTTATATCTAATATTGGAAAACAAAAGATTATAGATAGCTGTATATGCGTGTTTATGTAAGTTGCCTTCTGTATTGTACGGAGATTTGTCGGTTGGGTATTTTACACCAAGCAGACATAAGTCTGTTACACTGTTTGTTGAATCTATTGTAATACTATTTATTTTATACATATCTTGAACCATTACTTGAATGTGCGTGTTTACAGATTAATTCGTGATTGTTGTAATACTTATATTCGTTGATAGCATCTATGCAGATAAGAGCATCTGGAAATGCCTGTAAATAATCTTCCTGATAACGGAAAGGATATTTCTCTATCATAATGCGTTTGTAAATCGTACATCCACTTAACACGTGATTAGTATATTGTATCCCTGTTAATGAGTAGTTGTGAAATCCTTCATAGTATAATGCCCCAACTGCCCCTGTATCTGGTGGCATTGTTTCAATGTTATTTAAAAGTGTATCTATTGTGTTAGGTGGAATAACAACATCACTTTCAACTATTAAAAAATATTTATAATCAGACTTCAAAAAAATATCCCTTAAATATAAAACCGATTCTGCAACCTTCCTGTGGAATTTAGTATGCTGTGGCTCTATTGGTATGTCTAAATTAACAATACTGCAACTAATTATATTTCTTAATTCAGATGCATATAGTCCGTTATCATTTGTATTATCAACTACATAAATATTTTCGGTGCTAATATTGTTTTGCAATGCATTAAAAAATTCTACATCGCAATAGCTTTTAACTTTATTTGTATAAACAGCTACAAATATTTCTTTATCTTTTGCCATAAAAGTCCATAAATTTATAATGTGTTTCTTTTAAAAGTTGCATAAACTCTTTCTTATCCCCATACTTTAAATGACATTCCCTGCACACAGCCATTAAATTCTTGACCTCGTCTTTAACTTTGCTGCCACCCATACCCCTGCAATCAATGTGATGAATGTCAACAGCTTTACCACCGCATACTTCACAGGCAACAAAGCAATCTTTAGTATAACCAAAATAATCAAAATATAGTTTTGTATGTTTCTTCATAAGCTACCATCCTGCAAAGGTACTGTTTCACTATCTTCTATTCTTCTGTACTTCTCGTGCCACAATGTATTGGTTAAAATAATAGACTTCTCTACTACTTCTTCTTCTGTATTTTTAGGGTATAGTATATGCAGACACTCGTGTAATAATATTTCAAGGTGCTTCTTACTTTTAAGCCTACTGTCAAGAAGTACCAAGCCATCTGAATCAGCCATTCCCCAAGCCTTTTGTTTTCCAAGTTTAGTATATTTAATTTTAATCCTCAACTTTCATTAGCATTAAATCTGGTCTGTCTATCTCTGATATATCTATTTTTACATTACCTCTAACTTTAGCAAGTGCAATCCTATACAACTTTTCTTTAATGTACAATTCATTTAACCTGTTAACGATGTACGCTTCCTGCTCATCTATATTCATCTTGTTAAGTTTCTTAGGTAACATTACTTTTCTATTTTAGTATTATGTTTTCCACAGGTACTGCATTGGAACTGTATCTTTTTAACACCACTTGCTGAAATCCTCCTATTCTGTATCTTTAAAGTATCACTACCACACTCTGGACAACTTCCCCTATCCTGCCCAAATATAACTCCGTAATGCGTTTTATTCACAGTATGCTTTGCCAACTCCTTATAAACCTTTTCAAGTAAGACCACATCTTTCTGACAGTACTTAATCATATCAGACATAGCCTTTGGGTCTTTATTTAACATTATCTTTTTCCAAAGTCCAAAGTCTGTCTTAATCTTTTCGCCTATCCCTAAAAAGTCTGCAATGTAATTTAACTTATTGCTGTTAAATCTGAACTTTTGCCTTGCTATTTTTAAAGTATCAATAGTAACGTAGTTAGGGAACATATCTATCTTATGAAATAAACATCTGGTTCTAATCCAAGATAAATCAAATCTATCTCCGTTATGCCCTACTGCTTCATCACTCGCATTAATTACTTTTATAAACTGCTGCAACAACTTTTTGTCATCCTGCTTTGCATCCCATTTTAAAGAATGCACAGTCCGGTCATCTTCCCACTTATAACAAATACAAATTATTGCTCTCTCTTTTATTATATTCTCCGGTCCAATATTCAGTTTATATCCAGACTGCCAGAATAAACCAATGTTTGCACTTACCTCTATGTCAAAAAATAATCTTCTTCTCTTAGTTTTTTCTATCATATGGTGCGTATGTTGTCTTGCCATTTATTTTTGTGGCTCGTAACACTTGCTTCCTCTGATTCCCATTACTTTTGTAACTCACGTGAACCCAATCCGGATTCTCTTTGTTTCCAAATTCGTAAATTAATTGGTCAAAGTTAAGACTATTTTTAATATAGTCGAAAATATCTTTATTAGTAACACCTTGCCCTGTTCCATCCATATCAATATCAACAGCTTCGCCAAGACAATGCTGTGATGTCGCTGAACCGCCAATAGCCGAGTTTAAAGCCTTAGACCTATATCCACTTGATATTAATATAGGACATCTAAAATTGGCTCTAATAGGCTCAAAGATATGTTCTGCTAATTTCTTAAAGTTATTTATATGTTCTTCTGTAGGCATATTGCTTATACCTAATCTCTTAGCTGATTCAGACCTTACTACTTCAGATAGTTCAAGATGTTCACTTAGTTTCATATTTAAAAATTAATTTATATAAAATCTATTTTTGCTTCCACTCTTTGTACATTCTCTGTAGATTATAGGCAACTGTAGTTATTGCTGCAATAGCTGCTAATCCTGTAGCCAAATCACTTAATGCTACATCAGACCAAATCTTTAACATAATTGATGTTAAACACATTCCAATGCTTTTATTATCTACTCCGTGATGATTCATTTTTTATCTATTTCTTGTAATTTTTTACTTGCCCATTCAATACCTGCATCTCCACCCCAGGCTAACCACATTAAAGCACCGCAATCTTCTTTCGGGTTGCCCTTAGAATTATCTCTGTGCCTTTCAAAGGCTGACATTCTTGCTATTGTTTCTCTGGTAATATTTTCTCCGTTGGCTAACTGATTGGCTCTTGCCCATCCTACAGGAGTTCCGCAACCTAACTTGTATTGTTCCCTTAAATTAATTGCTCTTTGAGCATTTACCCTTGCAGCTTGTGGGTAGTCGTTATAGCTTTCAACCATTGCTACTCTAATAGCAGTCCAAGCCTTCTGTGCCTTTTCTTCTGATTCGTATATGCACGAACCGCCACCTATTCTATATTTTCCGTTGGCACATTTAATGACAGGCATCTATAGTAATTTACTATAAATGTCATATCTTTTGTTATTTATATGTTTTAACGAGTAATTAGCATTACAGTACTCGTATAGCTTTAATCCTAATTCATCTCTCATTGCTTTATCGTGTACTAAATCCCTTGTATGTTTGAACCAATCAGACTGTTTGTTAACATACAGTACAGGCATATCTTTGTATGGATGGACATTAGAAACAATAGCAGGGTTTTTCTTTGCTGCCGTTTCCAATACCTTCAGATTAGACTTCATAGAATTAAAAGTAGATTCGACTAAAGGAATTAGGCTAATATCAGAGTCAGCATAAGCTGCCATATATTTAAACACTTCAGTAAACCTGTAAATCTGTGTGGGTATGTTATAATTATTACTGAACCACATTGACATCTTATTCCAAATAAATTGCTCGGCATCGTTATATCCTGCGATAACGGATTTTATCCTTGATAGCTCCGATATTTTACGCATTGGGTTTTTAAGTATTTTTAAATCGTGTTCGTGTGTTCCACTACCTGCCCAGAACAACCTAACTAATTCTGATTCAATCTTATTATCTAAAAACTGTTCTTCTCCGTATGGTAAAGCATTGGGTATTATCTCAACATTTTTATTATACTTGTAAACTTCATCAGCTAATCTTTCGTGTGTTACAGTACATAGGTCTGCTGCCCTTACATACTCTAATATCTTGTTTGTAATATCCCCATCAGCATAACGATTATAAAGAACGTGAGAAGCATCTAACCTCCAAAAGTCATCATTATCAACCACAAGTTTAAAGCCGTACTTCTTTCTCATTTCAAGTACTTGTTGAATGGTTACACCTGTGAAGTACCTATTCATTAAAAAAATATCGTAATTGTTATCTACTATTTCATCTGTAACTGTATCGGTCAGCATTGCATATTCTTTCTGCATATGTGCCACCGGCATAATAATCCTATGGTAACCTACTCCGCTTTGTGGTGATGTTATTCCGAGTATTCGCATTTTATTTTTTTAGCATCATCAATATATAAACAACCTATTAGCTTATCTATGTTGCTTCTATTATCAAACTCACTTGTCATTGGTAAACTTGAAAGAACCCAATTAGGTTCTTTT